GCGTAATCCGCGCAAGGACACAACGTACGTTACGGCAGGCACAAACGCTAGTGGCAATTTGACTGGCGGTTCGCGGGATGTTCAATGGGGATGGTCGCCCGTTGGTGGGTCGAGTAATTTTGATGTTGCCTTGACGCCAAACTACTTGGTGGCAACGACAAATGTTGGTACAGTTACAGTAACAGTTTCATAGGAGCTTAATATGGCAAAAGAAGACATGAAGTCAGACAAGAAGCAAGACGTTGCTCTGATTAAAAAAGCGTTCAAGCAGCACGACAAGCAAGAGCATAAGGGCGGCAAGGGCACAGCTTTGAAGCTTGCCAAGGGCGGTAAGACCAATGAGATGATGATGCAGTATGGCCGCGGTATGGCCAAAGTTAAAAATCAGGGGAAATAACATGGCCAAGATTAACAATCTCCCCGCTTCTGCATACGCCAAGCCCCACACCATGAGTGGTGCGCCTGTTGTTGCGTCTACAAACCCCGGTTCTCCTCCAAACCGCAGTAAAGCTGACACCGTTAACATGTCTATTGGTAACATCAGCAAAGCTGCTGGCAACGAAACCACTAAGACATCTGGTATCGTCACCCGTGGTAACGGCGCGGCAACCAAGGGCATTACAGCCCGAGGCCCGATGGCATGAATTACACGCAACTCAGCAACGCGATCCAAGCGTACACGGAGAACACGGAAACAGATTTCGTGGCTAATATCCCCGTGTTCGTTCAGCAAGCTGAAGAGCGTATATTTAACTCGGTGCAGTTTCCGTCTTTGCGCAGTAACGTGACAGGGGTGATGACTACAAACAACAAGTACTTACAGTGCCCCACGGATTTTTTGGCGGTGTATTCATTGGCTGTTATTAACGCCAGTGGTGAGTACGAATACTTGTTAAACAAAGACGTTAACTTTATTCGGCAGGCATACCCACAACCCACAGACACGGGGATTCCTAAGTACTACGCGCTGTTTGGCCCACGTTCGGATAATGCGGCAGAGTTAACTTTTATTCTTGGCCCTACGCCAGATGCGGGGTACAGTACGGAGCTTCATTATTTCTTCTACCCACCTTCAATTGTTCAAAGCCCTGTGGCTACATTAGGAACTATTACGGGCGGTAGCGCGTATACAGCCGGTACATACTTTGATGTGCCTTTGACGGGCGGTTCTGGAAGCGGGGCATTGGCTACTATTACTGTTTCAGGCGGCGCAGTAACAGCCGTAACTATTACAGATGGTGGTTTGCAATACGGAGTTGCAAATACGCTGTCTGCTGCCGCAACCAATATTGGTGGGACAGGTTCTGGTTTTTCCGTCCCTGTTGCTTCTGTAACTAACTCAGGCGGTACGTCTTGGTTAGGCGATAACTTTGACCCCGTGCTCTTGTACGCATCTTTGGTTGAGGCTTATACGTACATGAAGGGTGAGACTGACATGATGGCGCTGTACAACCAAAAGTTCATGGAAGCACTTGCATTGGCTAAACGTTTGGGTGATGGTATGGAGCGTCAAGACGCTTATCGTTCTGGGCAGTTCCGTCAGAAGGTGACTTGATATGTCGATTATTCAGACACAAACCACCAGTTTTAAAGCGCAGTTGTATCAAGGCATACACGACTTGACTACGGATGTCATCAAGATTGCTTTGTATACAGCCAGCGCGGATTTAAACGAAGACACGACTGTATACAGTGCCACCAATGAAGTAGCCAATACAGGTACGTACTCCGCTGGCGGGGCAACATTGACACCTATCACAGTCAGCACTTCAGGGTACACGGCCTATGTCGGGTTTCCTAATGTATCTTGGACTGCCGCATTAACAGCAAGGTGTGCCCTGATCTATAACTCCAGCCAAGGCAACAAATCCATAGCTATTTTGGACTTTGGGTCTGACAAAACATCTACCGTTACATTTACAATCACTATGCCCGCAAACACCGCTACGGCGGCTCTTATTAGGAGTTCAAATTGATTACCACAACCAAAGGTGAAATGGACGAATCATTGCTTGAAAAGCGTGAAGGTTCCTTAGATAATGATAACGAAACTACCACATGGGTGGAGTATTGGTTAGAGGGTGAATTAGTTCACCGTTCGGTGCACGTACAGTTAAAACGTGCGGTTGTAAGTTTTGGTGAAACTGCTGAATTTTAAGGAAATATCATGGCAAATACACAAGCAATGACCACTTCATTCAAGGTGGACTTATTTAACGCAGTTCATGCGTTTAATGCAACGGGCATTCCTGCCCACACAGTATCAACTGCTGACACGTTCAAAGCGGCTTTGTACATAACAACTGCTACGATGAACGCATCAACCACAGCCTACAGTGCAACTAATGAAGTGTCCGGTACAGGTTATACCGCTGGCGGTGTGACTGTAACGTTTGGTACAGCACCAAGCAGTTCTGGAACAACATCGTTCTTAACGCCTTCTGCAAGTATCACATACACAACAGTCACACTGTCTACTTCGTTTGATGCAATGCTTTTGTATAACTCTACTCAAAGTAATAAGGCTGTGGCTGTGTACACATTCACGGCTCAAACAGTTGCTGCTGGTACGTTTTCACTGACTATGCCAACTAACGATGCGACTACCGGACTGCTGCGAATTGCATAATTGGTAAGTCATGTCCACAGCATGGGGCTCAGGCGCTTGGGGTGATAATACTTGGGGCGGCAGTCAAAACGCGCTCACAGGTGTATCAGCCACGGGCGCTATTGGCTCAGTTGCTTTAGTAATTTCAATTGCCTTATCCGGCGTAGCAGGTACAGGTTCTGTTGGGACGGTAGGGAGTGCGCAAAGTGTCGCTCTCACTGGCGTAGCGGGTACAGGTTCTGTTGGATCAGTTGGAGTTGCAGAAAGTATTGCTCTTACTGGAGTATCGGCTACTGGTTCTGTCGGGTCGGTTGGAGTTGCAGAAAGTGTTGCTCTCACTGGTGTAGCAGGTACAGGTTCTGTTGGGTCAGTTATTGCTGGTACAACTGCAGATTTAACAGGAGTTAGTGCAACAGGTTCTGTTGGGTCAGTTGGAGTTGCGGAAAGCATAACGCTATCTGGGGTGTCCGCCACTGGGTCAGTGGGTAATGTTGGAGTGGGTCTACAGCTTTCTGGGGTATCTGGTACAGGCGAAGTTGGGTCGGTTGTTTATAGCGCATCAGCAGCTATATCTGGGGTATCTGGTACAGGATCGGTAGGCACACTAAATATTGCAACATCGTTATCTGGTGTAACGGCTACTGGCGCAGTTGGATCAGTTGGAGTGGGTCTACAGCTTTCTGGGGTATCTGGTACAGGATCGGTAGGAACCGTTGGAACCGGGCTACAACTTTCCGGCGTAGCGGGTACAGGTTCTGTTGGATCGGTTGAAATTGAGAAGAGCGTTGCTCTTACGGGGGTATCTGCTACAGGTCAAGTAGGCACTGAAGGAGTTACGGAAAGTATTGCTCTTACAGGTGTATCGGGTACAGGCGAAGTTGGTAGTTTTGGTATTGCAATAGGCATTACCGGCGTTAGTGCAACTGGCAGTGTTGGATCGGTTGACGGTCAGTTTACAGTTGGATTGTCGGGTGTTAGTGCTACTGGCGCGGTTGGATCGTTTGGTATTGCGCAATCGTTGTCGGGTGTTCAGGCCACAGGTACAGCAGGTAGTGTAGGTGTTGGTGTAGCGCTTACGGGCGTGTCCGGCACGGGTCAGGTTGGTACTGAGGGAACCGGCGTTGCTCTTACAGGGGTTAGTGCTACAGGCTCAGTAGGCACTTTTGGAATTGCAATAGGACTTAAAGGTGTATCGGCAACCGGATCGGTTGGCTCAATTGCACAAGCAATTGCTTGGAGCGTAATAGATGACACACAGACCGCAAACTGGCAGAATATCGGTAACACGCAAACAGCAGCTTGGACTGCTGTCTCGACAAACTAGGAGTTAAAAATGGCATCAACATGGTCAGCACTTAAAATAGAATTGCTTGAAACAGGGGCAAACTCAGGTACATGGGGGACGGCCACCAATGTCAATCTGGGGGACGCACTTTTAGGTGAAGCTATTACAGGCTCTGCCACAGTAAACTTTGCAACTGACGCAGACGTTACGGTTACCCTCACTGATTCGGCTACATCGCAATCA